ATCGTCGATTCTTTAATATTTTGAATTAAAAACCAATAAAACCAGAGAAACTCAAATAATAAACTAAACTAAATATTATTATTAATCATCATGTTGGATAAATAAAATAATTTTTTCTTATATCTATAAATTTTATTTTTAATAGATTTTTTTTTATTATATATTTCAGTTTCCAAATAAATATTATCTTTACCATCTATAATATCATTATATTTTTTATTATAAAAATTAAGTAATAATATAAGTGATTGATAATCCCATTCTAATGAAGTAAATGTTACTTTTTCTAATATTTCTTGACTATATAGTTTAGATTCAAATAATTTTTTCAAATTACTAAAATAATCATCTATTGAAATATTTGATAAAACATATTGATCACTATTATCATCAAAATCATTATACCATGGTTTTATATTATCATAAAATACGATGTCAAAAATTATTTTACCATATAAATAGATTTTAGTTGTTCTTTCAAACATTTTATATTTCCATATAAATTTTGGAAATTCTTTTTTTAATGCAATAAATAATTCTTCAATTAATCTTATTCTAACATTTGGATTATTTTCAAAAGGAACAAGTGTAATATCAATATCATCTGTTATTTTTTGATTTAAATTACCATAATAATTATTTAATTTATATTTGATACTTGAACCACCTTTTATATGAATAAAAAAATTTGATTTCGAATAATTTTTTCCAAAATTTTTTTTGTTAAAATTTAAACAAAAATTTATTAAAGAATCAAATGTTATATTAAAATCTATATCTTCATTAAATTTATAATAATTATTTAAATAATCAATACATTTATTGTCAAACATATTAATTATAATATAGATTTTTTATTTTATATATATTTAAATTTTATATAAAATTATATTAATGTATTAAATTAATTTTGATCTGTTGCTTCTTTAATTCTATTTTTGGTACGTTTTAATGTAACTCTTTCAATAGTTGGTCTTGATTTAATAATTTGCTCTGTCATTGCTGTAGCTTTATTGGCATCACCTACAATATCAATTAATGCTTTTTGTATTGTTTCTTTTTTGAGAGGTGCTTGTGTTTTACTAATATTTCTTCTTAATTTACCATCAGCTACATCAATAACTTTTTCATCAATTGTTTGAAGATAATTTAAAATAAATTCTTCTTTTTGTTTCTTTTCAGTATTAAGATTTTTTGTTTTTTCTTTTATTTCTTTAAGTTTATCATCAACTTCAAGATATCTTTTAACAGATTCAACAAACTCTTTAGATATTTTCTTTTTTTCTCCTTTATTTTCTGAATCGGACATTATATTAATTATATAAAAGATTTTTTTCTTTAAGATATTTTTATATAATTAAATTTTAATTATGTGATTGAGAACAATAAATGGTTGCATAACATTATGAGGAAGACCACCTCCAGCTGAACTAGTGTTTGTAACTGTTATTGGATCATTGGCTGCAGTAACACCTGCAGTGTCTGGTGCATTAATGTTTTGAACTCCATTTTGTTTATCATATGTATGAGTATGTGCTGGAATTTCATTAAGAGTTAAAGTGTGATTTTCTTCACCACCAACTGCACCTAAAACACGATTAGTTAAAGTAGCTTGAACGTTTTGACCAGCAGAGACAATAACTCTACCTCTTAAGTCAGGAAGATTAAATGTAGATTCTCCATCACCATTACCGAATGTAGTTCCAATTATTTCAAATAAAGATTTATAAGTTACTCGAGATACTGTATCACCATTACATAATAACCATCCTTTTGGAGCATTATTACCTGCAAAACTAGCAACTGTTCCGGAAGGTAATGAATTCTTACTATTAATAGTATTTATTAAACTACTAATATTATTATTCATATATTATTATACTAGATTTTTTTTATTTTACAGCGAGGACTATTTTAAATGACACGATTTACACCTTTGCACATTTAAAACGCCGGCTTTGATTCTATGGGAAAAATAATAAAAACTTAATTATTTATATAATCTAACAAAAAGATATGTATGTCTTCTTTTGATTGCAATAATTCTGGATAACCTTCTTCATCACGAATATTACTATTAAAAAAACTTTCATAATTGATATCATATTTTGCAAGTAGTTCATTTTGTGTCATTTTGGTTTCCGGAAACATATTTAAACATGCGGAGAGAGAGCGCGAAAAAAAGTTAATTGGTCTAAAAATATTTGGTAAAATAATTAAATAATTGTTAGCTTAAAACTTGTGTAAATACAGATTGTAAAAATTGATCTACTGAAATCAAATAATTTTGTTTTCTTGTAATTGGTGCTAAATATCTATGGTATCTCGTAGAATAAAATTCTTTAAAACTTCTAGAATCTGAATTTTTGTATGATAAATATTTTAACCATAACCAATTTAAAGTTTCTTTCTTATTTTTGACATCAACAAATAAAAAATAATTAGCATAAGGTAGATCTTTTCCACAATCACGAATGTCACAAGTTGAATAATTAATTTGACAATCATAATAGTCAGCGAGATCTTTTTCTAGTTGTCTATTATCTTCAAACATAAATTTAATTGCTGTATCAATTTCATCTGAATGACGTTTTTGTTGACTTTTATATTCTAGCAATTTTCTTCTTAATTCAGTGACTATTTGAATTACAGACTGATTAGAATGATCTTGACCACGCAAATATATTAAACATGATTCAATAAATTCTTTATTTTCAATATATATAACATTTGACATTGTATTAACAATAATACTAATAATTGATTTAAAATTATTATCATTAATGCAAAAATAACCATCTTTTGAATTTGAAAATTCAGTTGATGTATATATTTGTGATAATTTTACTTTTCTTAAAATTTCTTTTGAAAATTGTTTGCGATATAAATTATTTGTAAGTTTACTTAAAATACTGTCAGATAGATATCTTAATTTGAACATTTCAGGACATTTAATTTTAACATCAATATCAGAATTAAAAATAATTTCAATAAATCTTGAATTCTTAAATTGTGTACATGACAGAAAACCAGGTGTTTGTCTATTTATTTCATTAATTTGATCAATAAAATTTAATAAATTTTGTTTGTTTCTACCAACAGGTTGTTTATTGATTGTTATCTCAAAAAGATTCATTGATTCGGACATTGTAAATGGAATAATATTTCTAATAATAAAAAAAAATCAATTTTTTTTATATTCACAGATTAGATTTTTATTAGTAACTATTTTATTTAAAAATTAAAAAATATTATTTAAATATTTATTAATATATAAAATATTTTTGATAGTTTCACATCTAGCACAGACTCTTTAAATTCATATCAGGCTCATAAGTGCTATTATTCCATGGACTGACGGTGAATTTAGGATTGGGTACAGTACCTCTGATATCATAAGATGCATTCTTGAGGGATTGACCAACAGTGTTAATACCAATGACATAACGTTCAGTGTTAATTAATTTATCATCGTTGATATTAAATTTGGCTTGTGAGAAATCAGTATCAAACCATTGTTTGTTAATTTCTTTTGGTAAGAAATCTTTAGCATTATATTTTTTAACATTGTTTTTATTGATATCAACAACATCAGGACGAGCTTGTTGAGGAATGGGTCTTTGAAATGCTGCATCAAGAGAAGCTCCAGTTTGATTTACATCAGAAGGTTCAAATTGGAAAACATCCATTTGATTTCCACGTACTTCAGATCTTGGAGTTTCGGATTTAGGAACTTGTCTACTTGATTCAGAAACAATACGTCTTACTACTTCTGATTTAGGGGTTTCTGATTTAGGGCTTTCAGATTTAGGGCTTTCAGATTTAGGGCTTTCAGATTTAGGGGTTTCTGATTTAGGAGTTGCTGATTTAGGGGTTTCTGATTTAGGACTTTCTGATTTAGGGGTTACTGATTTTGCATCTTGAGTAAAACATTCATCAACACGTTTTGGTTTAGTTAAATAATAAATTAAGAAACCTAATGCAACTAATAATAAAACTGTGGACAGTGTGTTATCTTTTGGCATTTGTTCGGGCATTTAGATATATCTAAAGTTAGAAAAAATTTATAGATTTTAAATTTTTTTTTTTGAAACTAGTTTTTATTATCAAATTTAATTAATCAATTATGTCATAATTTTCTGAACTATCTGAATTAAAAATATATTTATTTTTAATAATAATTTTATTTATTATACTATTTTTTTGTTCTGTTTTTTTAAAGTTATTATTTGTATCAATTAATTTTTTTTCACCTAATAATTTTAATAATTTATTTACATCATTATTTTCATATAGTTTTAAACTAACATTTTCATATACTTGAATTAAATCTCCTACTTCTAAATTAGATAAATTAACTTCTTCATTATTTTCATTATATATTTTAAAATCAACTGACCCTTTTACTATTTTTGCTGTAAAAATATGATTATTTTCAGATTCAATTATAAAATTATTTTTATCTATATTTATTGTTTTAACTTTTATTTTATGTTTTATTGTATTCATTAATAATATCTAATATTTATTAAATCAAAATAACGAATAAAATTGAATTAAAATATTAATAATTAAGTTAATTATAATTAATGGAATATAATTTTGATAAAGTTATCAAAAGAGTTCATCCCGAATGGTTAGATTTTTTTGAATCAAATAAAGATGAATTAATATTAATATTAAATCAAGTAAATAAAGATATTAAAGATGGTAAAACTATTTTTCCATTACCTAAAGATTTATTAAGAACTCTTTATTATTTTGGACCAAAAGATACTAAATTAGTATTACTCGGACAGGATCCTTATATAAATTCAGAAATTTTTTCAGATAAAAAAGTACCACAAGCTTGTGGAATGTCATTCGGTGTTCCAAAAGCTCATAAAAAAATACCTCCATCATTGCAAAATATTTTTAAAGAAATTAAAAACTGTTATCCAGATTTCATAATACCAAATCATGGTTTTCTAAAAAGATGGATAAAACAAGAAAAAATAATATTGCTAAATTCAGCTTTAACAGTAATTGAATCAAAATCAAATAGTCATCAACACATATGGACTAATTTTACTGATAAATTAATTAAATATATTAGTGATACTAACCAAAATACTATTTTTCTGTTAATGGGAAATTTTGCAAATAGTAAATCAAAACTAATAGATACTAATAAACACAAAATATTTACAACAGTTCATCCATCTCCATTGTCAGCTCATAATGGATTTTTTGGATGTAATGTTTTCTTAAAAATAAATAGTTATTTAGTTGATAAAAATATATCACCAATTAAATGGTAAAAAAAATATCTAAAATAATATATATATATGTTTGGAATAGAATCTTATAAAAATAAAGACGAACTTCTCGAAGAACAATATAAAGCCAAGTACTTAAAGTACAAACAAAAATACCTCGAACTTAGTCAAACTGGTGGTTTCCTTTCTGGTGTTGGTAAATATGCAATTTTAACAACTGAAACTAAAGCTAAAGAGTTAATAGATCTATTTAAAAAATGTCAACAATCTCAAGGATCCTCAGATCCATTTAATGTTGAATTAGGGAGTGATTTATTAGGTAATTTAAATGTAACATATAATATTGATTTTAATGATAATAATAAAAAAAATGAGTTAGATACATTAATTGAAAATAAAAAAGCTGAATTTTCTACCTTAATTAATTCAGAAAAAACTAAATTTAATAAAATAATAGATAATAAAAGAAATGAATACACTAAATTATTTAAAGATTTTTATATACAATGTATTAATCCATCCGAAGACTTAATTAAAAGTACTTTGCATGATAATGCTTACATAATTAAACAAGGTCCTAAACAACAAGAAGCTCACTTAATTATATCAAATACAAAAATTGATTTATTAAAAAAAGGTGTATCCAAAGCAATATCGCAACAACAAACTCCTCATACATTTGAAAATACTCAAAAAGTTACTGCAACTCAAAATAAAGTTCCTTTTACTGATATTGCAGCTATTCCAGCTATTAAAAATAGTATTAATAATGCAAATGCTAATAGAGCAAAAAAAACAGAACTGACACATTATGTTATTATTAATATGACAGAAGAAGGTATGATTGGTAGAAAGAAAACTATTATTTCACTAGAATCAACTGAACCAGTTTCTATTTAATAAAAATTATATTGGAAGAATAATTTAGTCAAATCAAGAAAAAATGAAATATAAATAAACTATCTAAAGAGATATTATCTCTATAAATAGCTTATGAAAAATATAGAGAAATATTTAGATATGAGTGATGAACAACTCGACAACCTTTTAATGGGTGTCGATCTGGACAATAAACCAGATGTTGAACAATCAACAGTAGTTTGTAAAAATTGTAAAAGTCCTAATTTGGTTATAGATAATACTAAAGGGCATATGGTATGTACTGATTGTGCCGTTATTAATGAAGAATATTTGG